AGATGAGATCACTGCTACTATTATTGTTGATGAAATTCGTCAATCTATTGATAATTACGAACCAAGAGTAGAAGTAGACGATGTAAAAGCATTTCCTGATTTTGAAAACAACGGTTTTGATGTAACTATTACGTATGATGTGATTGGATCAGAGATTCCAACACAAGAATTACAGTTTGTTTTGCAGTCTAGTAGATAAAAATGCCATTAGCTAATTTTTCTAACTTGGATTTTGACCAAGTTAAGTCAACTTTACAAGAATATCTCAAATCCAACTCGAATTTTACGGATTATGACTTCGAGGGATCTAACCTGTCAACAATTTTAGACGTTTTAGCATATAATACCTACATTACTTCATACAATGCCAACATGGTGACGAATGAAGTATTCATCGATACTGCGACTTTAAGGAAAAATATCGTTTCACTAGCAAGAAACATAGGTTATACACCCCGTCCAAGGCAAGCAGCAAGGGCAACGGTGTCGTTCTTTGTTGATACTACTGGAATTAACCCTACACCTGCCTCTTTGACCCTTAAAAAAGGTCCAGTGGCAGCATCAACAGGTGCATTTGGTGGACAATCCTTTATTTTTTCAATTTTAAGTGATATTACAGCTCCTGTTCTTAACGGAATTGCAACTTTTGATGATGTTGAGATATATGAAGGGACTTTATTAACTCAAACTTACACTTTTTCGTCAAGAGTTCCAAATCAGAAGTTTATTTTACCAAATATTGGTGTTGATACTGATTTAATTTCAGTTACAGTCAATCCAACTGAAGCTTCTGCGATAGAAACGAAATATAATTCACAAGATAATCTTTTTGAAGTAGGATCTGACTCAAAAGTCTATTTTTTACAAGAAATTGAAGATGAAAGATATGAAATATTTTTTGGAGATGGAATTTTCGGAAAAGCACTCGAAGATGGCAATTTTATCACAATTAATTACATAACTTCTAACGGTGATGCTGCAAATGGTGTAAGTGCTTTTAATTTTTCGGGAAGACTTCAATATACACGTAATGCAAACACTTATAATGTTACAACAGGCATTTCTTTGCTCACAACTGGCATAGTTGCCTCTGGTGGAGAGGATATTGAGTCTGTAGAGTCAGTTAGAAAGTTTGCTCCTCGAATTTATGCCTCTCAAAATAGAGCAATTACAGCAAATGACTATGAAACACTAATTCCAGCAAAAATTTATCCAGAAACAGAGTCAATTTCCGTTTTTGGAGGTGAAGATTTAGTGCCACCTCAATTTGGAAAGGTTTTTATCAGTATAAAACCAAAAACTGGTGATTTTCTTCCAAATTTGGTCAAAGAACAGTTAAAATTGAAATTAAAGAAATATTCAGTTGCAGGAATTGTTCCTGAAATACTTGATTTGAAATATCTCTTCCTTGAAGTTGATTCAAAAGTGTATTTTAACACAAATCTTGCAGAATCTGCAGAATCTGTTTCTAGCATCATTCAAAATAATGCGAATAAGTATGCAGGATCAACAGAACTGAATAAGTATGGTGCTAGATTTAAATATAGTAAATTTTTATCTATTATTGATAATAGCAACGAATCTGTAACATCTAATATCACAACAGTGAATATGAGAAGAGATTTAAGAGTTGTATTAAATTCTTTTGCTGAATATTCTATTGGTTTTGGTAATGAATTTTATATTAAGAGAATGAGTGGATATAATATTAAATCTTCTGCATTTAGAATTGCAGGAATACTAGATGATGTTTATATTGGAGATATTCCCAACACAAGTAGATTAAACGGATCATTATTCTTATTTTCAGTACCTTCAATAAATTCAGATTCTCCAACAATTGTTAGGAGAAATGTTGGAACAATTGATTATAAGAAAGGAGTTATTACTCTTAACCCAGTTAATATACAATCTGGAATGATAAAGGATGGTCAAACTGTTATTGAAATATCAGCAAGTCCACTTTCTAATGACGTTGTTGGATTACAGGATCTTTATTTGCAACTAGATATTAGTAACAGTAATTTTGAAATGGTTGTTGATGAAATTGCTTCAGGATTAGATCCTTCTGGTTCTAATTATATTACTTCATCAAGTTATGCGAATGGTAGTTTAGTGCGTCCTGGTGGACGTAACACTGCTGTAGGAGGAGGATCTGCTATAGCTCCTACTACAACTACAACTACGTCTACTACATCCACAACTACTCCTTCATCCTCTGGTGGTTCATACACAGGTGGTGGTGGCACTTCATCAGGTTCAGGTTACTAAAATAGAAAAATTATAAAATGTCTACAAAAAGAATTCAGTTTAATAACGTTGTTCAAAATCAACTTCCTGGATATGTCAAATCCGACTATCCACTTGTTGTTGATTTTTTAAAGACATATTATCAAGGACAAGAATATCAAGGTGGACCAATAGACTTGGTTCAAAATATTGATCAATATACAAAGGTTGGAGAGCAAGTTGGTCTTACTGAAAATGTTGGATTGGGTGCTTCTATAGGTATTGTTGATGATACAATTCAAGTTGATATGAAAAAGAATCCTACGGGAACTTTAGGTTTCCCAGATTCTTATGGATTGTTAAAAATTAATAATGAAATTATAACTTATACTGGAATAACCACTTTTGCTTTTACTGGATGTGTTAGAGGATTTGTTGGAGTTAGTTCATATCAAAATGATACCAATCCTGAAGAATTAGTTTTTGAATCCACCACAGCAGAAGAACATGATAAAGGTGATTCTATACAAAATTTGAGTTCTCTTTTTCTTAAAGAATTTTTAGTTAAAACTAAACATCAACTTACTCCTGGATTTGAATCAAGAAAGTTATCATCAAATTTAGACCAAAATATTTTTATAAAACAATCAAAAGATTTTTATGCTAGTAAAGGAACCGATAGAGGTTTTGAGATTTTATTTAAGGCTTTATATAATGAAAATGTAAAAATTGTAAGACCCTCTGATTATCTTTTTACACCATCTAACGCAAATTATAAAGTAACAAGAGATTTTGTTGTAGAGCCGATAACTGGCAATCCAATGGATCTTGAATTATCTACATTATATCAAGATTCTAATATAGAAAATAATATTAATAAGGCATATGCTCCTATCACTCATGTTGAACCCATTAATGTAAGTGCAGGAACTACTTTTTACAAATTAAGTATAGACGCAGGATTTAATAGGGATTCTAGAGTACAGGGTTCTACTTATGGAACTTTTGTTACTCCACCTAGAACAAGAGTGATTGGAGATGTTGGTGCAGGAACTACTTTTATTGATGTAGACTCAACAGTTGGATTTGGAACAACTGGAGAACTGCATTTTAAATATGACGACAATACTGTAGGTGTAAGTTCATACACATCCAAAAATTTAACTCAATTTTTTGGACTTTCTGAAATTGATAAAACTATTTTAAGTGGTGAAACTATTGGTATTAATACCTTTGCATATGGAAGATCTATTTCAAATTTTGATGAAACAATTGAAGTAAGAATTACATCAGTTATTGAGGGTCTTGATATTGATGATGCTAGTTGTCTTTATGAAAAAGGTAATACCATAAAAATAAAAACTCTAGGAATTGGAGATACTGGATTTAAAGTTGATGAGTGGTTCTATAATATCCCTACTGTATATCAAGTTGAAAGTGTTGGAATTAAAGACATATCTGATTTTACCTATGAAATAACTTTAACAACTAATCATGATTTTAAAGTAGGAGACAAATCTGTCGCTGTTTTGGTTGGTAGTGATGGTATATCTTTACCAGTTTCTGATATAACACAATTAACTTCTGAAAGATCTTTTATTATTAAAGGTCAAGGTGAAATTGATATAGATTTAAATTATACAATAGAAAGACGACTTTTAAAAACAAATGCTATAAATTTTCCAGAGGCATCGTCACATACTACAAACATACAAAATGTTTATATTAAACCTGTAGATCTTGTTGGTGGAAGACAATACACTGGTCCTTCACATTTTCATCCAAATACAGGTAAGAAAATGGTTGGGGCAGTTCATATTAATAAACCCCACGCAACTATTACCAATACTCCAGGTGTTGACAAATTATTAATAGCATCATCATCTATTCCGACCTATGGATCTCAATCACTTGGTGTTAGTGATGGTAGAATTGTCTTTAGTGGAAGTTTTTCTGGTGATGAGTTTGAAATTATAACAAATTCAACAACCACTCCATCTGGAGTGCCAATTTTCGATCATGGATTCTATACTGGTGATGCAATTTATTATAAACCACAAATAGTAAATGATGCTTACGTAGATCCTACTAGCACAAAATCTATAGACAATTTTGTTGTTAAATCATCTTTAATGGATGAAGGTCTTTATTTTATAAAAAGAGTAAATGAAACAACAGTCAAATTTGCAAAAAGTGGTTCTGATCTTTACACTGAAAAATTTATTAATATTGATAACGATGGATCAAGAACTGGTATTGTAACTGATAATATAATAACTCCATTTAAATTTAATGATAAAACTTTAACATCACAAAAAATATTAAGAGAGGTATCTCCACCAGAAAATACAGGAACTGTATATGAGACAACACCAGGTCATACTGGTATATTGGTGAATGGGGTAGAGATATTAAATTATAAATCATTTGATCAAGTTCATTATGGAGAACTTAAAGGTATAGATGTTCTTGCTGGTGGAAAAGATTATGATATAATCAATCCTCCATTTTTACATATTAAAGACTCTGTTGGTAGCGCTGCCACTGGATTTGCTGCAGTATCTGGAATATTAAAAGATCTTAGAATTATTGATCCTGGATTTGATTATCAAGAAACTCCAACATTAAAAATAACTGGTGGTAATGGATCAGGAGCTAATGCCTCCGTAAATATGCAATCTATAGAACACTCTGTTGCATTTGAAGCAGGTTCTCCTAGAGTTGGTCTTGGTACAACAGGTTCTTTGGCATCTACCATCGGATTTAGCACATATCATAAATTTAATAATGCAGAACAAGTAATATATGTTACAAATAATCAAGAAGTTGTTGGTGGTTTAACAACTAGTTCAACTTATTTTGCTTCTCTCGTTGGTAGTGGAGGAACTGCCATAAGACTTCATAAAGATGAAGCAGGTGCTCTTGCAGGTATTAATACCATTACATTAACATCTAAGGGAATAGGAAAACACTTTATAAAATCTATTAGTAAAAAATCAATAGTAGAATCTATCAATATAATTTCTGGTGGAAGTGGATATCAAAACAAAAAAAGAACCACTACATCTTCTGGTATAGACACATCTTTAAATTCTATTAATATCACAAATCATGATTATGAATCTGGAGAAATTGTTAGATATACTTGTGATGGAACACCAGTAGCAGGTCTTACAACTAATACTGATTTTTATGTTACTAAAAAAGATGATGATAGTTTTTATCTATCTAGTGTTGGTGTAGGAACTACTGCAAGTGATTTTTATTATAAAACAAAACAATATAGACCTCTTACCAGTATAGGTGTAGGGACTCATACTTTTAACTATCAAGATATTACTGTAAGTATTACTGGAGATGTTGGTATTTCTTCAGTTGGATCTGAGACATTTGAACTTAAAGTTCAACCTATATTCAGAGGTGAAATAACATCTGTTCATCTATCGAATAACGGCGTTGGATATGGTGCATCTGAAATTATTAATTTTGTTAGAGAACCAGAAATAAATTTATTATCAGGATCTAATGCACAATTAACTCCTATCGTTAGTGGTGGAGAAATTATTGAAGTTGTTGTAGAAAATAAAGGAACTAATTATAATTCACCTCCAAACTTACAAATAAATGGTGAGGGTGTAGGAGCTGTCATAACACCTGTTTTAAAAATACATGATCTTAATGGAAATGAATCTTCTGTTGGTATAGGGACAACAATTAATTATGTTTTAGAATCTGTTAATATAATTCACAAAGGTGCTGGATATGGTTCATCAACTACTTCGATTGATGTTATAAACTCTGGAACGGATTGTAAAGTTCGTGCAAATATTCAAAAATGGAATCTTAATTTATTTGAGAGATACTATCAAACTCAGCAAATTCCAGAGGATGATGGAATTATAAAGGATGGTAATATTGAATTACAATATAATCATTTATATGCTCCTAGAAAAT